CTTATGCGCCCCTGGTTTAGCGTGCGAGCGCCATAGAGCGACACTAGCTTGTCTTTATCAATCGACGACATATGTAACTTGGGTAAAAATTTACCAAGATCGCCATGTACTATACCGGCAGATGTCTTCAACGGCACGACATTGGCGTGATACTCGGTGGCGCCATCAATGCCGCCGCGCGAAGTCTCGGTTATAACCAATCGCATGCCGGCCGGCTGCAAGAGGGTGTTTAACTCCTCCCACGACTCGAGCTATGATTTCTCGAGTGCCTTCGTCTTGGCTATCGCCGCTCGTAATGCTTTCGCATCTTCATCGTCACGACCGGCAATAACTTCATCAATATTATCAAATGAGAACTATAAGCCAGCAGACTGAGCATACTGCGCGAAGTTCCCCATTTCATAGCTTGTCAAATTCGGTGCCTTATTGGAACCCATATTAGAACCCTCCTGTCTAAAAAAATAGAGGAGTGAATCCTCCTCAAAAATCCAGTTTGCGCCCAAAGGACAAAACGCAAATAATTTAATCTAAAGGGTGCTCTTTTATTAACGCCCTCTCCTTTGTGCACAAAATATGAAGGGGAGGCCGGAAAACCCGGCCTCCCAAATAATCTTACCAGAGCCAGCCGCTCAGAACGCGACTCAGTGCCGAAATCGCAGCGTCTTCTGCGTCATCGACTTTCTCTGAATAGGACATAGGGAAGCTGCCATAGTCCTTAATGAATGCGTTGCGCAGATCATAATACTTCTTGTCCGCTTCCTTGATCATCTCGGCAGCGGCCTTCCGCACTTCCTGCGCGTGCTTGTACGCGTCCTCGATCGCCTTTGCGCGATCCTTCTTTTCCGCGACCTTCTTTTCGGCCTCGGCGTGTTCCTCGTCGTACGCCTTTTCGGCGGTCTCGAGTTCCTCTACGGTCTCGTAGAGTTTTTTGGTCTTTTTAGAATAATAAAGCACGATGAAGCCCTCCTTATGGCTCATAGCCGAATGAGATCCTTTTTTCATTGTCGGCCTAAAATTTATTTAATCGCCCCGAAATGGGGGAGATTACGAAATTTTTACTGCATACTGGTTATCACTAACCAAGGTTACCCCTAACACGGGGTCATAACGCGGCGTCGCATTTGGTACAAACCGACCAAATTTAATAATAATATTAGAATAGTTACGCAATTCACTCACTTCGTGCCCAACTTCCGACTCGGCGTAACCAGTATAAATAATAATAGGATCCTGTGTGTGTAATCGAATCAGCGCGACAAACGGGAGAAGCGATTCGAAAGAATCAAACGGCTCTAAACCGCCAAATACAATTGCAGACGATATAGGATTGTTCATATAACGTGCTACGATTTCGGCAGGAGACACATCTATAATAGGGGCCTTGGCCAATGCGCTATTAGCGCAAATACCTGCTATTCCGCAATCCTTCTCGCACTTGAACGTGCAATACGGAAATCCCACAAACATAGCACAAGTTTTATAATTTGAAAAATCTTCGTCGATTAAAAACTTAAGCTTCATTACATAATCCTATCTGCCTCTAGCACATTGTACCATTTACGTAAATCAAATTCCCGTTTACGAATTTTCTGATAACTAGACCGCGGTACATAAAATCCAACCACACGTGCAAATTGATCTACAATAGGTTCTCCACACTCAGGACAAACAGATGTACCGATACTGGCATGTTTATGCCGACACACATTGATCTTAGTGGTAAAAGCGGAATAAATAACTCCCGATGCCGCAACATAATTTAACATATCCCAAGCCACTTCTTCATTCGGAAAACGATTTTCCACATTGATATGGGCAATGCATCCTCCACCGCATTTTTCATCGAATAAATGGCTCAAGCGGCATTTTTCTTGTAATGTACATTTTTCCATCAATGGAATCCACTGATTGGAATAAATAAAATAACGATCTTGATTAAACAACAGGTTGTCAGCAGTGCACATCGTCCCCGCACAATTTTCAGCCGGGATGAACTCAAGGTTCAGCGTAAAATCGCATTCAAAATTATCCTTCACGCGATTAATGGTGTCTATAATTTTAGTGGCGAACTCTACACCCTTATCAGAATATGATCTATTGCCGAAGGCGTCTGTATTAATATAACCAAACATGTCAATCACTTCAAACAACCCAATTGCTCCAATAGTGCAAAACTGTTTCGCAAGCTCTACACCACCATCACAATAATTAGGTAGAAGCCCCTTCTCAATATTACGCTGCAGAATATGACGCATACTGGTCAAAGCCTTACAATCTAACAACGCGCGTTCTTCAATAATTTTTAAATATTTCGCTTCGGCCTTTTCGCAATTAACACTGGATAAATCAGGTGTCTGCGTAGCAGTGAATCCTAAAGCCTCATAGGCAATTCGTACCAAATTAATCGTACTAACCCGACAACTGCCCACCGATAACGCTGTACCACCAATACTATTTTGAAACGCATCCAATTTGGTAGTGTCTGACAATAAGCGACAGCAATTGCTTAATGTACCTACATTATCCGAAAGGAAAAAATTGGAATCGTACCATTGCATATTATGTCGCGAGGCCCAACGCGCAAAATCTTCATCTACAAAAATGTCCCATTTTTTTGTCTGAACCATTTCTTGTAGTTGCCCCTCTGTCAAGCCAGACTTCTTTAATAGTGAAAACGTCAACACGGGATAGGTGAACATATTACTCTTGCGTGTTTCAGCCACCACTTCCATAAAAATTTGTTGTACTTTTACTAAATCTTCAATATAATCGATAGCGAATGTACCGTCCGGGAACTCCACTCCCCCAAACAATGCCTCCAAATACGGCCGATCAAAAATGCTCACATTCGTAAAGGCGGACTGATCGATCCTCAAAAAAGGCTGGTTAAGTCGATAAATAAATTTTTGGAAAGACTGACGCAAATAATACTCTGGATCTCGAATGTAATAATCATTTTCAACATCATGCTTCCAAAAATAGAAAGCCCAAATTAAAACGTTGGGCATACCAACGGCACCAGACTGCCGGTTGCTTAAAAACGATACGAATTCTATCACGTCATCGAAATATGTTAAAAGATGCTTAGGGGGCTCATTGTTATAACCTGATAAAAAGAACAACCCCTCTGTGGCTAAACGTGTAAAATCATTCGCCCAACAATAGGGATATAATGATGCGCTTGCGCTATCATTTAAGTAAAAACCCTTACTGAACTCTTGACGCAACCACTCTTTGGCGGTTTTTAGGCCCCATTTCTTTTTAATCTCATAAAAGATTTTAGACAGACCAAACAGCTTATCTGACGGTTTGCCCTTTTCAGTCATGTAACTACGAATGTCACGATGATTCGCATTGGCGTTGGGATCGATCGTCGCATCTGCCAAGGTATCTTTTTCAGTAAATTTGGCTAAAAATTCAGAATAGTCTAACTGGCTGGGATGAATCCCATTAATATATTCAAACTCTTCGCCGAATTCCTCAATTAAACTCTACAGGGTCCGCTCAAAATCCTTGTTTAATTTTAACACAATATTCATGATGTGGGCCTCCCATTAATCCAGGCAACTGCATGGGTAAAATCTAAAATTTCCTCCCCGACCTGTAATGCAGGTACGCTTTGCAGCCCCTTCTCGCGCATCACCGCTGTATCTTCACACTCTGTAAATTGAATACCCTTTTGATTAAGTTTTAATGTTAATACCTTACACTTAGGGCAATGTGTGGTATATAAAATGATATCTCCCATATCGGCAGACTCCTTCCATAGTGGACTTTCATTTATATTATATCAGATTTTTCCTGTTTTGTCAACTAAATCCTATAAATTATTTATTTTTTTTATCAGTCTGCGCTTCTTGGCGGCGCTGCTCCGCAACGGCCATTTCATCATTAACCTGCTGTACGAACGTAGCAGACAGCGCCTTTTCGAGGTCTTTAAACTCAGGCGACGTCAAATTGCCTATAGCAATCATACCTTCCAGTATCTCTGGCGTCAGCTCCTCACGCATCTGTTTCATAACCTCAATCCACTTGTCATACTCGGTGTCGCTAAACAGTGCAGCCGTGTCAGCCAGCTCTTTGACATGTGCAATATTCAATGCATTGTCGACCATATCGCACAGGGCGCGATAGTCTTCTGCCGCCACGGCCTTAATTGCCCTTGCCAGACCATACATTTGGATATTATCATAGACACCCATTGTCAGCGCCATTGCATCAATATCATTTTCGACATTAGCACAATAGGCAATTAGCCCGATACCAACCTTGGCCATTTCAATATGAACAGCGGCCCCGGGAGCGTCGTATGCCTGATCGACCTTCAATAAGATCTGCATCATCAACATCGATTTTTGCTTGATCGGCAGGTAGTCACGAATTTGGAGTTTTCCAATCCAGTCCATAATTGCCATATCGTTCTCCGGTGTTGGGTCTGCGGCGAACTTCAAACTGAGGTCTAAATAATCAGATAATTTAAGCATCTCCGTATCTGGAGTAATAATTTCATTTTCAGCCATTAGCGGCGTCCTCCTTTTGCTTCATAAAATTGAGGAAAAACTCGCTCAGGGCCTCTTCGGCCGGGATATCATTATAAATTTTTAACATGGCTGTATCAGCCCAACCAAAAATTTGAACAATGACATCATCGGGCAATTTCATCCGCTTCAAATAGGTGCAAAAGAAATGCCGGCTCGAGTGAGTGTAGTATTCAATATTAAAAATTTTAGAAATTCTTTCGGCGAAAGAATTTGCCGTGGAAACCACAGCGGGTTTATAGGTGTTCCCTTGTCGGGAAACAAATAACTCTGGGCAAGTAATACCCAGCTCTTCACGCTGCTTGAGCCATCGCTGCAGGAAAGGATCAAAAAGTTCTTTAATTACATACTTTTTGATAATTTTCCCCTGTACTCCGCGCCCTTTGGTGCGGATCTCCGGAGTAACATACATATAGCCGCCAAAGACCTCGCGGTCGGGCGTAAACCAGTCCGCGTGCATCTATAATAGCTCTGCCTTACGACTGCCAGAGGCGCACGCCAGCGCTAGATAACAGGCCAGCTGATGCTCGCCACACTCGGAGAGTTGTTGTAACATCTCGGCCATTTTTTCATCTGAAATAACAGTTTTCTGACGCACCGGCGCAATGTGCACGGGCTCAAGCCCGCGCAATTGATTATGAAAGCTTGGGTATAAGTCTTCATACAGTAGCTCGATTTCAGATGACAAACTGCTTAACACGGACTTTAATGATGCGACACGGTTGGCGCTCATGCCGCGGTCCCTGCACCATGCAAAATAGTGCACGAAATCACGTCGCTTTAATTCGGTAAAAAAGCGATTGTCGTTTTCAGTAAAATTCCAACAAAAGAAGACTTTTAACCACTCCTCATATTGCCGAATGGTTTGCGGGCTTTTATCGTTGGCTTTTGCGTATTGCAAAAAGTCACGAACGAGCCGGCGATTCTCCGCCGACACACTCTCCCAATCCCGCGTCAGGTTCGTGTTGTAAACCGTACGTCGGCTCATTGATTTTCCTCCTTCGATTCCAATACCTTTATTTTCAAAGATGCCAAACGCTCCAACTCATGGTGCAATTCCTCAATCCGGTGCGGCTGTTTCAGCTCCTTCAGGCGTCTTTTAATTGCTCGCATGGCATCTTGTATATCCTGATTAAATTTGACATCGACAAATGTTTGCGCTAAAAACACAGCATCGCTTTCATCAAACGTCAAGTTGGTAAAATTGTATGTGTCCGCGACATACTGGCGGATCAGTGCTTTATCCACCTTTGCTTCTTTTGGTAGCGACAAGATTCGTCGCAGGTATGCGTGGGTCGTTACTGGATATACCCCAACCCCATCATACATTGCCAACCCGTGATGGGCAGCATAAAGCTCAAGCACTGCATGGCTGCGTGCTAATGATAGAAAAGTTTGCACGGTTGAGCCACCGCGTCCCATCTACGTCGGCATTGCTTCCTGACTGATCAGGGTGGTTTCGGGACGCAGCCCGCTTGCCCACAGGGTGGTGAACATTCTATCCAACTGTATATCTAGTGCGGCCACGGGCGACTCGACATTCGTGGGCACCTATATCACCATGGTGATGGTTGGACGATGCGCGGCAATATCCCAGACGCATACGCCCGTGACATGGGTGGCCAAATCAAACATTACTAAATGCGAAAAGTCGTCTAGGCGCCGTTGCAATTTTTGAAAAAGCATCCTTTAACCTCCTGTTACCTCGTAAAACTTTAGGAAAAAAAATCCCCTTCGCGTTGTGCGCGAAGGGGATAATAACTCAATTAATAGAGTTATGTTCTGTCGAATAATTCGACAAAATTATTCGATAATTTCGGGATTTTCTATCATGGCATCCTCGTCTTCCGAAGACTCGGCAACTCCCGACGTCTGCTCGGGATTGACCTCCGGATCAACCACAAGAAATTCCCTCTGGGAAGGCTTTTTGCCCTTCCTCTGCCCCTTTTTACTTTCCTCGGCCTTTTTCGGCTTTTCTTCTGCGGCGGCCGCTGCAGCCTGACGCGCCTCGCGCGCTTTGCGCTGCCTGGTCAGCTTATTCTTGCATAACAGTTCTTCGAGTGTCATTTACCCGACCTCGTATTTTCCGATTTCAGGGCATAAATTGTAGACTCGATTTTCTCTGAAATCCACTGCTCAATTTCACCAAAGTTCTCCTCGATGAAGTTGCGCATGTCTTCAGTTAACTGGCCGGTAATAATGGCCATGGCACGCGCTTTGGCGCGGCGCTGGGCTTCTTCATCGAAACGCCCTTCATCCTTAAGGGTCTGAACGAAGTCCTGATAGATTGCCTGCACAGCATCAGTGATGATGATGGTGATCTGCGTTAGAAACGAGGCTAGCTTTCTATCCTTAATCTTTTCATTCAAGAAAGCGATAAAAGCCGCTGTGGCCCAGGAGCACAGGCCAGTAACGATAACGCTTACTCCGGCTAAAATAATGTTAAGAAGTTCCTGATTCATATATATACCTCCTACTTCACCGCGCCCAACCAGGGCTTGGTGTCCACCCACCCGTTAATTCAGGTGTTATTTCACAGGCCCTCAGTGGGCCATTGAGGGCTTCTGAAATAACACCCGACGACATAAAGTCGCCGGGTGTTAAAATTAGGATTTTGCTACTGTTTTTGCTTCAGACTGTGGTTCCGGCTTAAACGCGGGGCACGATTCCGTCTTACTGAGCTCGTATCGATGCGATAGATTACAATAACGTTGAAAAGGGCACGGTTTATTGGTCAGACCACATAAAAAACGCCCATTCGCGCCCGGTTTAATCCGTCGACAAATCATTATTCCGGTCGGTTAATAATAGACTTACGAAGCACGAACATCGACCTCTTCATCCGGGTCAAGAACACGTCCGCCGTTGCCGTCGTTGATATTAATATAAACGGTGCCAGTCGACCAGGTGTAAGCAGCGGTCATAGGAGTCGCGGTGCCACCATCGGTGCTCGCATGGAGCAGGTTGGCATTGTCGCAGCGGAAGACAGAACCGTCTTTGCGCTCCGCAAAGACGACGGGCGTTGCGCCGTTAACGGCCGAGTCCTCATCAACAAGGAGACCAATAACATCAGAATACCAATGCTCGTTTTCAAGCACTTCAATGATACGAAGCAGCTTGCCAGCGGAGCTCTCGCAATCCTCGGCGGTTGTCGCCATAGCAGTGCCTGACAGAGACATGGTCTGATTGGAGCTCATGTTCATGGTGAAGTCCTGAGCGCCATTGAGCTGGAATCTCGGAACCTCAAAGGTGATATGTCCAGCGGCCTTTCCGCGAGAAGCGGCACAGGCGTCACCGGCATATATCGGAGCGGTGATAATGAGGAAGAGCTCTTCGGGGATAATGGTCGAAGTAATCGTGGCCATTCTTGCACGAGAGTCGGTGCCGAAATATCTTACGCACAGCGTAGTATTCGCGGGAACCTCATAGCTAGTAATAGCAGTGTCGGAGCTGGCTATGACTTTCCAGTCGTCCTCTCCGGCCTTAGAGCCCCAGAGAACGTACGGCTTGCTGTTGGAGCACACGACCGGAAGCTTGCCCATGGTGTGTCCAAGATTCGTTGAGACGGCGCTGCTGGTGTTATTTTCGAGAGTTTCAGAGACATAGTCGTACTGATGCTCCGCGTCCTGCTGGAAAGTTACACCAAGCTGAGCCTCGAGATATTCTCTCTTCCAGAGAACATCGGTCAGAGTGATCTCAACGCTGGGGTCATGATAGAAGCTGAACTGAATCGGGGCTCCTTCGCCAGCGCGAATATCATCCTTCGACGTGGAAATGTTAATGCCGGAATCGGTGAGCGTCTTCGAAGAGAACAGGAGCTGCATATTGCCATTCTCCATCCTTCTAAAAGCCTCAGCACGTCCGACAGAACCAAGGAAATATTTTGCCATTGGTTATATCCTCCAAGTAAAAGTATTAAACCGAAGCAGCTTCCTTTACGGCATCCAGCGTCTTATATGCATCGCCATACATATCTTTATTGGGTTTATAAATCCAATGCTCGATAGTCTGGCCTTTAGGTAAAGACACAAAACCACTCATGACAGACTGCTTCATAATTTTATAATTGATTAAATCGTCCACCGTGGCTAAAGCCAGGGAGAACTTGCGTATGCTCATATCATAAATTTCTGCAAAACTATAATGTGTTGCGATTGATAAACAAACGACCTTCTTTTCAATTGAGGCATGAAGATCATTCTTTTGCTGTTCCAGCCGCAAACGCTCGTCGTGGTCCTTCTTCAAGGAAGGGTCGACCCACGAATCATCCGCATAGTCATAAAAATTTTCATAGAGCACAATTTGACGGAGTTTGCTAAAATCCGTCTTATTAATTGTGTGTCCATCGATTATCAGAGAATATTTCTTATCATCGCCCTAAACGGCTTTGATCATCTCTGTAAAATCCATCCCGTCACACTCTGGACACTTAAGCGACGGTGGTGATGCCGGTGCTTCTTTTATCTCGCCCGAGGCCATTTTAGCAATAATATCTTGCATTGCTTTCGCATACTCGAAGAACTCGGGATCGGTGTACCCGATCACGTGTCCGCATTTATTGCATTTTAACCCGTTCTTGATATGAAACACCATTTCGAAAAGTCGATGAATCCGATACGACCACATCTGCGACTCTTTTGGATCGTCAACATGAGTACGGCTTAGTAAATAATCCAAATGCGACATACGAATGCCCTTTGGATCTTCATTTTTATTCAGTGAAAAGCAAGCTGCGCAATGTGAAAAATCTTCGAAATCACGCACCTGGATCGGATAAATTGTCAACCCGCAAAACGGAATCGGCTTGTCCTCTCTAAAATACGTGTATTCGTAGCTTTTCAACATCGCCACAATGTCATCACTTAATAAACCATACTTGTTGTCAGGCTCGCGTTCGGCCATGACAATCACCAGCCTTCATCTGTATTACCGGATACGCCAGCCATCGGGATATTGAATTGAATTCGATGCCCGAAGAAAGAACGCCCATCATATACAGTGAGCCCCGCAGCCGCTCCAACTACCTGTCCCAAACGCGTCTTCTGGGGATGGAACTATAGGTATCCTACCCCGTCAATGAACAACCCGTTTAACTCCGCCAATACACTTTTCAAAAGCAGGGTCTCCCTGCTCTTGCACTGTACTGTCGGCGTCTCGTTATCATTATAATAATAATCATTGGGATTCGTAATGTCGGGATGCGCAATAAAATCTGCTTCGCCGGTAACCACATTAATGTGGTTATGTGTCGCCAGTTCAACAATCAGAGTCACCACGCCCTGCATCGCATCTAGCGGCTAAACGCTGCTGACATAGATGCACAGCACGGAACACTCCTCTTTTACCGCGTCATCTGAAAACGGCTTGAAAAGTATGCGCTTCTCGTGCAGGTCGCCGCCCTCTGTTGCAGTAATCGTTCCTTCAACGAGTGCGGTCCGCTCAGCGACGGTGGGGACAGGACGCCACAGGGCATCCTTGCCGGGGTTGGCTAATAACTGCCATAAAGTATTTGCGTATTTACTGGTCGAATGGATTAAATGCTCTACAACCTTTGCCTCAATTGAATCAAGGTTAATAAAGCGATTAAAATCAGTATATTCACTATATGTATACGGTGCCATCCTTTTGCCTCCTGCAATTTTATGCATATGTGCCCATTCCGAGCTACATAGTATATTCCAATGCTTCGCCGGTGGGAGATTCAGCTTTTGGAACAGTCCATTTTAATACCAAATCGCCACCAAGATAGACATGTTTCCGGGTTATTGTAAACACCCCGTCTTCTTGCACGACTGTCAAATATCGGTCTACCGAAACGCCACTCGGTAGATTTAACAATTCGCATGATAAATTAAACGGTACCGTAATAGCCGTTCCGGATGTATCTACAAGTTTTGGCGTAAAAACTACCGCGGTACTGCCCAACGCAACCGGCATTGGTACAGGAGTCGTGAATTGGATCGTATAATCGGACATATGATTTTCTTGTACTGAAACCGGCGAGCCAACCGATTGCGCAGCAATGCGAGCTACGAAATCGTCGCCCGGGGCTGTCTCAGTTATCTCTAAATATAGGCGGGTTAAGCCCTGTGACTTCGGGATATTCGCCTCTGTAATTTCAGTTGTATTGGCATAAAAATCGTGAATCGATTTAATGCGATACACCTGTTTACGCTCGGCGCCATAGCCGAGAATGAAGCGCTGATTGACAAAATACTGTCGCGTAAACTCATTTGTCTGAACAATCGCCAGCAAATCTGCATCGTCCTGCACTATAGTATTATCATAGTGAAAACTGGTGGCAGAAAGTGTCTACGGCAATATAACAGGCTCATAATGAACCGCGGCCAGGCCCGTAACGGGGTCCACAATGCGGCTGCCCAACATCCCATTGCACCGTTGAACCACGAGTGCTTGAGTCATGTTGGTGCTATTGAAATTAATGCCAATCCAAATATTACGGTCTTCCAGCGGCACCTCATCGACGCCCTTTTGTCCCATAAAATCTCCGAAGCGGAAGCGACTTCCGACGCGAAAACGTTTTTCAAAGATGTCTCGAAAAACGATGTTTTTGCAGTCGTCAGAAATCTGAGTTCCCTTTTCCGATCGTACCGATTGAATAACCACTTCAAGCGGTTGATACGTTTGTCGCCCCCACGCGTCTTCATATTCAATGTCAACACGATTGGGGCGATATGGCCAATCCATATTTATTTTATCCTAAAGTTCTTTCAAATACCAGTTATCCTGGTTATAGTTTTTGGGGGTTTGAGATAAAATGTCATATCGATTAGCAGCGTGGGTGGTGTTAATCACTTTACGTGCCATCACTGCCCTCCCACATATTTAGGTTTTATCCCCGATCAAATGATCAAGTATACCCTTACTCTCCATGATCTGACGCTTAATTTGCGCATGGGTCATGGTTTTATAGTTGTCGTTATCATATAAGCCGTGTACTTTAACTACCACTTTTAACAGTTTATTGTCACAAAGTGTGTTAGCCGATGCCAGCTCGAACATAAAGCCATAGAACCAAAGTCCTATATCGCTTTCGCCGCGCTGCTCCGCCTCAATCATATACAGCAATTTGATAAGCTAACTACGGATGTTGATGAAGCATCCCCGCTCTTCTTCGCCGGTGAATCGAATTTTGGCAACGGGCGCTTCATCGAGATGATTGATTACGCTCTCATTTTCCAAAGGTCGACCCTCCATTTGGCGTCGCGAGGATACGCCAGTTTAACTCTGACACAAGGGTGTCAAGGTCCCGGTTCATCTGGTTACGCCACTCCACCTTTGCTCTCGCCGAATTAGCAGGTGAATACATGCGAAAATCTGTATCGGTTAGAATATTTCTAACGTCCAAAACACGCCCAACTTCCTTATCTCCCCAGGCCGACAAAGTGGCATACGCCAAAATATTAATAACTTTGTCCATAATAGCTGTCATGGGGAAATCCGAACGCAGGCAGTCAGAAAAATCTGCCGTAAAAGCACCCGCATAGAACCACGATACCGTCCAGGTTTCCGTCGCCGCGACCGCGCGTTCGAATGTCACCGAGTTCGTTTCCCGATCGTACGATCCGCGAACCTTTTCGTTGCCAATTCGATACGTAAAGCCCACGCCGACACCACCGTTCGCCACCGTTTGTTCTAGAACATAAGTGTCTGTGCCGTCTCCAGAATCGCTCTCCGTATATCCGACGGGCTCTGCGCAAACACAAAGTTTGTCAGTGATTGCGGTCGGAGAGGTGAACTTGTTTTTACCGAGTATCAAAAAATCAAGCATATCTGCTTGAAATCCTGCCTGGTCATTATAATACTTCTGATCAATATCGGGGTCAGAAAACAAGTTGAACGCCCGTTCGAAAATATCATAAAACTGAATCATTTCCTGTGCCCCCAGAAAAAGAATTGGCGGAGAGTATTACATCTCCGTCTGATGAATCTTCCACCTGCCGCTCATTTCGTCCTGTTCGCGACGAAAACCGCCATTAGTTAAACGGTCAAGCAGATCTATTTTTTCGCGATCCGCGAATCCGGCTGCGCCTTCGATAAACTTCTTTTTATAGAAAGTAATAACGCTGGTCTTCTGTGCCGGTGTGCTGAGAGATCTCCAAAGGCTGTCCAACTGTGCGGCGGACATTCCACCAATGGAATCCAGGGTCGCAGCGTCAAGCCCCAGCTCGGTGTCCACCTTTAAGCGCTTCTCGGCAGCAGTCGTAATATCTTTTTCAGACACTGCCAGAATGCCAAGGTCAAACCAGCGACGATACTTGCCAACAAGTTCGTCAAACTGAGAGCGCGACATGACGAAAGTTTCTCCATAACGCGTAAAATGCAATTCCATATTGCTAATCTTAGCATATCCAAGGCTGTCGCTGCAATAAACCACGGTGATGTCCGTACTGGGCGCCGTGAGGTTGATTGCCGGGGCGGCAGGCGTGGTCGAAGTAGATGCAGCAGTCTGCGCCTGGGCTTGCGCCAGGGCCAGCTGTGCCTGAAGCAGTGCAATTTGCGCTTCGAGATCGGCCTTCGTCGGGCCTTTCGCGGAAGTAGAAGTTGTAGACTTCTTTTTGGTTGAAGATGAATTATTATTAGTGGCCATTTTGATACTCCTTGTGCCTCATATAAAAACGGCCCCGCGAAGGGCCGATTTTGGTATTTTTATGTTTGGGTATAAACCCAGGTTTTGGTTCCGCAGTCGCAGATGCGATGGTAGCCGGCATTATGCATGCGCCCCACTTCACCAGCGGCCTGTTCTTGGTAACGCGTCCGAATATCTCCGGTGGTGAAATTCATCCACACATAATTCGGCGCGTTTATTGAAGTCATTTGAAAACCTAATATATTATACAACTTCCCTGTCGTTTTGGTTAAATCGTTGTATGAAACAACCGTTTCTCCGGACTGCAAACGTTTTACAAAATATTTAAACAGTTTGGAAGCTCCGCCCTGAACAATGTAATCGTGCCGCGTGCAAAAACGCGATAACTCCCAAGTATATTTGCACGACTTGGGATGAACAAAAGTCATACACGCGACCAACTCGCCCTGGAAAAACAGCCCCAAACAAACGCTCGCGTGATCATTACCCTGAATATGATTGGTATCTAAAAATTGTTTTTTGTCAACCTTAGAAATCTCAGCAATAACGCACTTTCGTGCGGCTATGCGTGTCATCTGCAAGCCTAAAATCGTTTTCAAACGATTCAGAATATTGTTTCGGACGCGTGGATTTTGCCATTCATATTCAAAAATATGGAATAATGTTACGCCGGCGCGTTCAGCGCACAGGGTCTTTTCTTGATGATATCGGCTCCTACCGCCATTGTCCGTGTGATAGATATCACTGTGCCAATAGTTACCGTTGAATTCAATACCAAGCGCGAACGTGGGTAGATAGATATCTATCTCCTTCCCGCCTAGTACAGAAGTGTTATTCAACTCGATAGGATTAATCCCCCAATGCTGAAGGATAGCAACAATTTCATCTTCAAAATGTGAACGCGGTGGTGCAAAACACACCCATGGCTCTGCGTTTATTTTGTGTACGCGGGACCCAACGGCAACATCCGAGGCATGAAAAAATTCCATTAAATCTCGAATTGTTGGCGGCTCAGGTTGTGATTGCAACCAACCCAAAAAACGCGTATCATCTTCCCAAATATCAAGGTGTTCCAGATGCCGACGGATTGCTGCCCGCGAAGTAGCGTGAAAAGCTTGCTGCCGTTCCTTATCTTGGAACAGATTCTCCACGCCGTAACGCTCCAAACATGTAGAACGCACTTTTTCTTGAATTTCGGCCGACTGAAGAACATTGGGTACGCCGTAGCGCTCTATACAAGTCGCCTGAGCTTTTTCTTTTATCGCCGCGACCTGTCCTACATTAGGCGCGCCATATTTTTGCTGGCATGTCTGCTCACGTTTATGCAAAATGTCAATTTTTGCCTCAGAGCCTTCAGGATATTTACTCAGAAAAGTTTCGCGCTCCTGCTCCGCGGTTTTACGAATGCCCAACTGGCGAAGCCAGCGCACAAATGTCGTCTGCGAAACATGAAAATATTCAGCGCTCTCTTCTTTAGTGTGTTTCTCGGTGATAAAAAATCGAGTGATTTCGTCAGCCGATGGCTGCACAATTTTTTTCATTACAACAATAACCCCCAGGGAAGTTTGCGAGAAGATAGTGGTAATTCACGGGGGTTAAACGTGAAAACAACCTGCAGAGTTGCTGTCCCACTATCCTCTACTTATATTATATCAGATTTTGTGACTTTTGTCAAGTATTTTTAGAAAAAATCTAAAAAATTTTAAAAAATCACTTAGGGAAGGATGATGGTTCCGTACTTGGAGCCACAAATGGCGGCTACGCCACATCTCAATTCGATCGAGATGCCGTAGCGTCTGTCGGAGGTCTCATCAGGATTGAACGCAACCGCGATTTCGTCACCTTCGAAGACAATCTTGACCGGGCGATTTCCGCCGACCGGGATCATGTAGATGATCTTGTCATTGAGGGCAAGGGTGGCAGACGTGTTGGTCGTTCCCGGAACGAGAACATTGTGGAGAGCAATCAGCGGGACTCCGAGATACTGATCAAGGTATCCAACCTTGTTCATCTCTTCGCCGATCTCGACCTGGAAGTTACCAGTGAGCGAGCAGTTCGCAAGAGCAACAGCCGTACCGATAGCAACGACATTCATGCCGCCGTTGGCAGCAGAAACTCTCTCGCGGAGGGTTCCAAAGAGGTCGACGGTGACACCGTTGATGGAGTAGGCAGCGCCGAACTCAGTGGTGGCAGCGGTCATACCCTTAACAGCCTTGAGGAAGATGTAGGCCATGAAGCTGCGAGCGATCTTGACCGAGAAGTTACCCATGTCGAAAATACCGGCAGCAAAGGGATACCAGTCGATCGCGGTATCTATCGTCAGCGGCGACGCGTTGACGGTAATCTCATCGTCGAACATCGGCTGATCGATGCCCTTGCGGACACCTTCGGCCTTAGCGTTGACCTTGAAGAGGTCGTTGCTCTCGATGATGAAACGAGCGGTTTCGCCGTATCCAACCTGATGAACCTCGGCGATGAATCTGGAAAAGGTCTGTATTGTAAATACAAAAATTTTATAAAAATGTTGACAAAATTATGTTTTCGTGTAAACCCATGTACGCGTTCCGGCGTCACAAATTCTGTGATATCCCTGCGCATGCATTCTTTCTACTTCATGCGCTGCCTGTTCTTGATAACGCGTACGGATTTCCGCAGTCCCAAATTTAACCCATACATAATTGGGACTGTTTAAGGAAGTATTTTTAAAACCAAGAGTCTTATAAAGATCACCCTTCGTTTTTGTTATATCATTATAGGAAGAAACAGTGTCTCCGGGCTTCAGCATCTTAAGAAAATGCTGGAATAACTTAGAAGCCCCTCCTTGGACTGTGGTACCATGTACGGTGCAGAAACGAGATAATTCCCAGGTATATTTATTGCTTTTGGGACGAACAAACGTCATGCAGGCAACCAATTCGTCTTTATAAAAAAGACCATATTGATACGTAGAATGATCGTTCCCCTGAATATGATTAATCGCTAAAAAATCTGCTTTTTGTTGTTTGGTTAATTCACGAATGGTGCACTTTCTGGCCCCTATTTTTCGTTGGCATAACCCCAAAACTTGCTGCAATCGATTAATAATATTCTTTTGAGTATTGGGATTATTCCATTCATATTCAAAAATATGAAAGAGAAAGATCCCTTTACTTTCCGCCAATAATGATTTTTTTTGGTGGACTAGCGAACGACCATTATGATCAGTATTAAATATATCGCTGTGCCAATAATCACCGTTAAACTCTATCCCAAGTTTATACTCTGGTACATAAATATCGATTTCTAACCCGTCTAAGATATTTCTTGAGTTCCTCTCGATGTTTGTTATACCCCAACTCTGCAAAAGATTGGCTATTTCATTTTCATATTTAGACATATGAGGCTTTAATAGCACTAAATCTTCCACCCCATACTGATGTATGCGTTTTTGCACTCCCGTATCACCGACGTTAAAATATTCTGCAAGCTCGAGAATAGTGGGGCGCCTTTCCAGCCCGTTCAAATATGCAAAAAATGCATCCCGAGAGTTCCAAATATCTAAATGCTCAATATGAATTTGATTGATATTTGGCACCCCGTACTTTTTCAGGTTGCTTTGACGTCTTTTTTGATTCACTTCGGGACTCTGCGTAGAATATTCGACTCCATATTTTTCTAAACAGGTTTGTTTAGTTTGTTCTACAAACTCCTGCGTCAAAACATAGGCCGCCACGCCATATTTATCCAAACAGGTACGACGAGCTTTATCTTTAACCTCCTGCGCCTTTGTCGGCCAATCGACGCCGAACTGAGCTAAAGCTGCGTCTTTGCATTTTTGCTTACATTCATCTGTTTGAAAAAAACTATCGACACCATAATGTGCGTGAAAAGTTTTTTTAGCATTTTCCGCTGCGCTTTTCTTGCTTTTTTGAATATTATATTTTTTTAAATAATATCTAAAAGTGCTCTCGCTGATGTTAAAATGCGCGGCAGATTCTGCACGGGAGTGATTTTGGGTAAGAAAAAAATCGACAATTTCTTCCTTATTAATGTCGGGTAATCTGTTCATGATATGGTCTCCTGGCTAAGATATTTAGATATAGGTGGTAATTTACTTAAGCCAGTAAGTAAAAATGGTTTGCAACCCACTGTCCCACCCATATATATTATATCAGATTTTTGTCATTTTGTCAACTTTATTTTAAAAAATAATTGTATATTTACATCATTCACATGAATTCGCGACATCCATGCAGTTCTCTTACAAACTTCTTATACTTTCATATAAGCATAGACTATATCTTATCCTTCGCCATGACGCGTTAAGGTCCAGCCACTTCGGGATGCTTATCCCTACTCCCCTCAGGAGGGATAGTCGTTGAACTTTCTCTTGCGAGCTTAGCTGCTGATTCTCCATTTTTCCAGAATAGCACTTAGGATTTAACCATATGCCATCCGTGTGTTTTTTTTTCTACTTTCGTCGCTTTCACGTTGACATCAATACATTGATGTTGCGTTGTAGCACACACGGCTTTAGGAATTTCCAGCAATTAGACTGGTAGCGGGCAGGTGTAACACTCCTGCCACTATGCACATATTTCTATATGCACCGACTCGTCGATTACCGGGGCTGTGCCCAATAATCAGTTAATCGTTAACAACTTCGGGAACGATGGCGTTCACAACCTGAGCGATAACAGCGTTGAAGTTGTCACGGACAGTGCTGTTGTTCTTGACCATCGGTCTGTTGTATATAGCAAGGCCCTCGGCCTCAAAATCCGCTTCATAGCGGGTGCCCTCAACGGCCTTCTTACCCATCGCATTGATGAGCTCAGTATTCTTAGATTCGTAGTCCGAGCCCTTCTTGCCCTCATAGCAAGCTCTCGCGAGATCGAGAGAGCAATCTACGAGCGAGTTGAAGGAGTTGTCAGCGGACCTGGTGTAAGAGAAGAATTTTTCCATTGTTCTAGGTCCTCCTTATTAGAGCTGGACGACTTCGCAGAGATAGAGCTTACCGTTCGATCTCATACCAGTCGTGAGGTCCTCGGAAACCAGGACCTTGATGGCGTAGCCGCTGCCGGGAAGCGAAGCGGCCGGGGTGTGGGTGGTAGCAGCAGCAGTGGCTGTCGCATACTGTCCCACGGTGGGGGCGGAAGCAAAGTTGTCAGCGCCGAGCCAGAACTTGTCATGAAGAGCAAGTCTGCGAACGCGAACAATTTCTCCGATCGGAGCAACAAGTCCGTAGAGCTTGTTTCCGAGCTTATAATTGTTGCCAGCAATTTCGCCAGCGGAAATTCCAGCGTAGTCGACAATAGCGACTTCGTCGGTGACGGCCGCGGGAGCGGTCGCAACATAAGTGTCGTACTCAAGACCGTTAGCGTCGTAAGTGGTATCGGCTACAAGAGCGCCGAGAGTTACGAGGGCACCATCGGGAAGAGCAACGGCAGCCTTAGCATTAGCGAGGTAAGAGTCCAGAATGTTACTGGCCATTTTTCCCTCTTTGAAAACTACAGCCATGGTGTAAATCTCCTTATGATGGAAAATTTTTAGAAAGATCGTACGCAGTGCTTGGTTCTGAGCAACTTCGGCGGATTGCGTCGAACCGCGACCGCGATATGAACTTAATAATATGATCGGAGGGGTTGTCCCCTCGGGTTGGTGAAAAATTATTTACCGACGTATTCGCGCAGGGCGGACCATGCGTCGGCCTTACTTTGCGGCTTAATAGCCGCCGGGCGCACCGGGGCGGGAGCGCTCACGGGAGCCGAGAATGTCGCGGGCTCCGGTTTAACCTCGGGATGCTCCGCGCGATACATCGCCAGCTCGGACTTAACTGTCTCAAGCTCGGTCTCAGCCGCCGCTTTGGCAGCCTCAAATGCATTGCGCTCTGCAGTCAGCGCCTCGAACTGATTCTTCAATTCAGCATAGGCGGCCTCGAGAGCCTTATACTCCTCAGTGTCGCATACGCTATTCTTGCAGTTCTTGCACTCTT